TCAGATTTTCCATCACAGTACCAACTGAATTGGCATTGATGCAGTATTGGCACCATATTACCTTTCCAATTTTGTTTTAGTTTTGCTTGGTATATAACTCCACAAACTGAACCTGGATAATTCATGTGTTTTAATCTATTAAGTACTACATGTCCTACTGCAACTTTACCAGCAAGAGGTTGATTACCAGATTCAAAATATATGTTTTGAGCCATACAATAAATATCATTATTCGCATCACTTGCTTTTAGTGTCGATGGTAATAATAATATAAACATTAATAATGCACCGAATAACATTCCTTGTAAAAACGCTTTAAACGGGTGTGTGTTTTTATTCATCATATATTATCCTTAATGTAGTCAGGCAATTTTCTTTTAGCTGACCAACCTAGCTCTTTTAATTTTTCTGTTTTCAGTTCACCATTCATTCTGTTACCAGGTGCTGCCGGTATTGGATTTGCCAAAACACCTAACATATCAACTAGCTCTAGTATTGAATATTTATCATCAGAACCAATACCATAATTATCTCCACTACCCTCGAATCCGGCCAATATTAAACCATCGATTATATCATCAATGTGTGTAAAGTTTCTTAGCTGTGTTCCAGGAAATGTAACTGGTAAGCTGACCTTGCCCTGTTTAACCATATTAAGAAATTTGGCCACGACAGTTGCATATTTACCGGAACCTATTTCATTATCTCCATATACATTATAAAAATATACGATAGTGTAGTCCAATCCATACCATTCAGAATAATTTTTTAGTAATTCTGTATTCTGTGCTTTCGTAAATGCATAAGGGCTCATATTTCTACCACCGCCTTCAGCGAATTTCGTTGATGAACCAGAATAGATTAATTTGGCATCCTGATGTTTAGCAAAGTCTAATACATGTGGAAAACATTTAAGGTTTGAATCAATAACTGTATTCCAATCTGTGTATGATTGTTCGACCCTGGCATATTCTCCTAAATGGAATATGTAATCAAAGGTCTTTGAGTTATGCTGGAAAGCTCCCATTAAATCTCTTGGCGTTCCATAATAATAAAAACAACCTTTGTGTTCATTATCATGAGAACCTGTTGAATAGTTATCCATTGATACTACATCATGACCTTGTTTTATTAGTTTTTTAATTAGATTTGAGCCGACAAAACCAGCACCACCAATAACTAATATTCTTTTAGTTGTTTCCATATACATCCCTCGTATAGACTTTTTCTTCTACATCTGTAATGTTATCATCGAGCCTATTAGCAACAATAACATCACTTAATTTCTTAAATTTATTTAGTTTAGTTTCAACCACACAGCCTAGGAACTCTTCGTCCTTACACATTGGCTCATATATAACCACTTTGACCTGTGTTGATAATCGTTCAATGATGCCTTCGATTGCAGAACTTCTAAAGTTATCAGAACCAGATTTCATTGCCATTCTGTATATACCAACAACATTCGGATTTCTTCTTAATATTTGATTTGCAATCCAGTCCTTTCTGACCTCATTGGAATATACAACAGAACCAACCAAACGATTTGGTATTCTGTTCTCTTTATAGTTAGCCAATAATTGTTTTGTATCCTTAGGGAAACAATAACCACCATAACCAAAACTTGGATTATTATACCCTTGTCCTATTCTATCATCATAGCACATACCATCAATAATATTTTTTGTATTTAATTTATGGTATTCCGAATATGTATCTACTTCATTAAAATAAGCAACTCTCATAGCTAGGTAATCGTTGGCAAATAATTTAATTGCTTCTGCCTCTGTCCAGTGTGTTAATATTACTGGTGATTCTTTTATTGCAGCATCTGATAAGAGTTGTGCAAATAATTTAGCTACTTTTGGTTTACCACCAACAACAATCCTAGTAGGATTTAAACAATCAAATAATGCTCTGCCTTCTCTTAAAAACTCTGGACTGAATAATATCCTATCTGTTTCAAACTTTTCATTCATTCGTTTTGTAAAGCCAACAGGGACAGTTGATTTAATTATAATGTGACCTTTACATTTTTCTAATGCATCTCGTATTACAGATTCAACTGAATCAGTATTGAAATAATTTTGTATAGGACAATAATCAGTTGGAGTAGCCACAATAACATAATCAGCATTTTCGTATGCTGTTTCTTTATTTGTAGAAGCAGTAAGCATTAACTCTTCTGAGTTTAAAAATTCTGTAATGAGTTTGTCCTCTATTGGCGATATATTATTTCTGATTTGATTTACCCTTTCAGAATTAATATCCAATATAATAACATTGTTGTGCTGTGATAAAGCAACTCCATTTGCCATACCGACATAACCAGAACCTACTACTGTTATTTTTTTCATTGTTATATTATACCATTAAAATTGATTTTTGTAAACATATTCCAAAGCTCTTTCGGCTTCTTTATCAAGTGGTCGTTTTGCATACCAGTTACCGGTATCAATATCCAATTCGCGACACAAATAAGTAATTTCAGATGCTGTAATTGGATAATTATTTTTAATTGCATTACCGGCAAGTGCGACCATTATTTGGTACATTTTATGATACCAACCAGAGCCAGAAATTACACGGTATTCTTTTTCCAATGCTTTTGGAAAATAAGGACAATCCTTGTAACCAGTCCATTTAACTTCTGTATTGGTTAATTTGTCTTTCATGTGTTGCATCATAGCTTCTTGCATGGCCTTAGGTAACCTATCGAACATAGTATTACCAGAGCTTTCTACATATTCATGTTTACCCATTAAATCAGCTGGGTTCATATGATTACCTTCGCCTGTAAATATAAAGTTATTAGCGTTTTTATATTTGCCTGGTATATAATACATACGAGATAAATCCTTTGTTTGAATATCTCCAATCATACCTAATTCTTTATTAAGTGCAAACCAAAAATGTTTTATTTCGTCTTTTTTTACTGGTCTGGTTAGAGGAAATACCAATCTGAATTTTGGTTGTTCTTTGGTCGACGATGCTGTAGAATAGCAAACATAATAATGATTACCAACCTTCGACCTAATATATTCTTTTAAATCAACTGTAAGGTCTGCATCATCTACATCCACTGCACACCAGCCACCCCAATACTCTACATTATCATTTGCACGAGTTGTATTGGCAGTGTAAATAGCAGGTGACATTAATTCAGCATCTTTTTTATCCTTACGTGTTTTCTTAGATAATTTATAAAGTACTTCTTCAAAGTGCTCAAAACTGGGCAGTTCAATACCTTTATGTGTTTTGTTGTCGAAAATTGATTCGAATAGTGTTCCTACAATCATTGGTATATTATACCATACTTCTGGTTAAATGTAAACCTATTTTTTCCATAATGTTGGTTTATTATTGAATAGTCCTGTTTTGACTTGTGTATAACCTAATTCTCTTAGTTTATTATTAAAGACTCTGCTGATTTTGCTTTGGTCCACAGTTTGGCCATGGTTTTCATATGTTTCAAAATGACCTATTGACCATGTGTTAAATGCATTTGCAATTAAGAAATATTTAGGATTAATTTGTTCCACTATATGTTCAACATGCATTATTGGGTCTAAGAAGTGTTCAAAGTATTCTGAAGCAAATACTAATCCACCAGTGACTGCGATATCCTTTACATCTTCGACCATGTGGAAATTATATCTCTTACCCATTTCACTAGCGAATTTCCATTGGTCAGTACCTTTTAAATTTGTACCAAAGGTAATTTTACCTGGATATAATTCTGATAATATAGAGGTAGAATATCCTATGCCATTTCCTACATCAACAATAGATGAAGCATCGCTTGTAAATTCAGTTAATGGTTGTGGTATTAATTTAGTCGACTTACTTAATGCTCTCAAATATGCTCTTGCATATACTCTAAAGCAATTAAATTGGTCTGTAAGATAATGTTCATCTGAATAAACTTCATACGCTTTATCCACACCTTCAGACACTAACCATTCATACCATTTTTCAGTAAGATAATCAAACCTTTCGTTTGATTTAATATAATCACGAGTTTGTTCTAAGAAATCATCATCAACTCCACAGATGTTTTTATAATCATTTAGAAAAGTATCTAATAACCTTTTCCCCTTTTGTTCTGTTAAAAATTGACTCATTATTCTTCTACTATTTCCTGTACATTATCCTCAGATATTTGGTCTTCGTCCATATATCTCAATAGGCTGTTTGCAAATTTGTCTGCGGGTGGATACCATATACCTTTTGTTTTAAGCGTAATGTTGGTTTGGTCAATTGTTTCGGCGAAGTTTCTTAAATCTTCTTCGTTACGAAATCTTACTTTTAACACTTTCCATGCCTCAGCTTCTGGTTGGTCAAATTCCGGCATACCGTCCCAATCGTGGGCAGTCTTTTCTTCCTCTTGTCCTGTTACTACAAATAAGTTTTCGGGTTGGTAATTTAAAGTTTTATTATTTCTCATTTTTGTTTCTCCTTGAGTCTAACTAGTTTTAAGCCATAATTATCTGGCCCTTTAGGTATATTTAGTCCTTCTTTAAATGTTGGCTTTATACCTTTTTGGAATTCCCTATAATTAACATGGTGGTGATACCTTCCCCATTTCTGGGTCACATCAACTACATCTGGGTGTTGGTCTTTAAGTGATTGGGCAAATACCATTCTGTTATCAAAGCCTTCACTGCCTTTTCTGTCCTGAACACCACCTACTTTTTCAATATTGTATACCTCTTCTGTATTACCACCTTTCATGGTCATACTTGCGACTTTGCCACATAAGAAGGCATTAAACAAGAATGTGTGATAACCTGCTTTCATTACACGCAGAGATAAATCAGTATCCTCATTGTATTGTCCTCTCCAATATAGGTCTGGGTATATATCATTTGATAAACATATACAGCTGTAAACTCTAGTATTGTGATAATATGGTGGTCGTTTGGTTGTAGAAGGAGCAAAGAATGCATAATTCATACCAAACATTTTTACATCAGTATATCTGTCTGCAAAATCCTCACATGCTCTAAACCCTGTTGGTGTGGTCATAGGAACTTTTTTGTTTTTATGTAAGCGATAAAAGTGTTGGATATTATCATCTAGTATCCAATGTCTTTTATGACCTTCATTAATAGAATGTTCCCATACCCAGTTACGAACCGGTATTGAACCACCTAAATGTCCCGTGACTTCGCATCTTCTAGCATATCTCGGGTCTTCTCTGAATCCTTCAGGTAGTGTTAATATATTCTCTTTTGGAATGACTGCAGCATAAGCATCATATTCTGATTCCTCAATAACAACGCGATACATTGCCCCAATCTCTTCCATAGATTTAACGGTTAGCCTAGAGTCGGCTCTACCTTTACTGATAATGTATATTGGATATTTTGACTGCATTATGATATAATTTTGCTTCCAGTATTAGCTACAATTCCTGAATCCATTTGTCTGACCTGGTCAATTAAAGATTCAATTGGCTCTACTACAAACACAATAAACTTTTTATCAATGGTAATACCTTCACTTGCCTTTGTATAAGACATAAAAGGCATAAACCCTATTCGACCTTCCCCTGCTGGTAGCAAAGAATAGCCATCCTTAATAGTAATTGAATCACCGTTATCGGTAACCTTTCCTATTACTTCCTCACCTGAGGATAATCTAATTAATTCCATATTTTTCTCCATATTGGTATATTATACTATATTTAGTCCTATTTGTAAACCCCTTAGCCAAAAAAATCTTCCAAAGATTGAACTTCTTCTGAGGACCAACCTACGGCTTTCAGAATATGTTCAATAGGGTCTAGGAAAGTTTTTTGGAACTGAGTTTCATAGTCTATATAGTTATTTAGTCCAAATTCCTTAGGCAGATATTGAGTAAAGCCAATCACATTTTCATGTATAGGATTTGGTTGTTTAAGATAGATAAATTTAATTTTATCTCCATTCTTAATTGGTTCGTATTTACGAGTTAGGCCGTGGACCTTAAGCTGTTTGTTATGCAATAATGCGGCCCTGACATGGATTGGACTGCCTTTACGATATATAGTTTCCTGTGAACTATAATCAGCAACCTTTGATACACCCCTAGGGAATGCAATGTCATGCGCTGGTAATGTAAAATAATATGTTTTAAATTGTTCAATTGCAATTTGTGTTTGTCGTTCACTACCTTGCATTATAACCTTAAATAATTCCTTAAGTGCGTCACGGCAACTAGCTGGAGTAGATGATTTGATTGCCTCAATGCCCATGATTTTTAGTTTAGGTTCTGAATATCGAACCCCTTCGTTATCATGTACATTTAGGATATATCTTTTCTTGGCTGTCCAGATTGCACGGTCGGCGATGGCTTCTCGTTTCATAACCATACGATTTTCGATGCCACCCATTAGGCCATACAATTTATTATAAGCTTTTTCCAATACAGGTTCTAGTTTGTCCTGAGATACTTTATCCATAAAATTAATAGGGTCCTCTGGATTGACGGCCTTTATTAAATCATCAAGGGTAACATATAGCGAATCAGTATCAATAGCAATAACATAATCTTTATTGTTTGTTTTTAGTATACTGTTAAGGTATTTATTGATGGCGACTTCGGCCCAACGAATTGTGAGCTGACCAGATAATGTAATTGCCTCTGCAATTCTTTGGTCGAAGAAACGGAAATACCTGTTACCTAAAGCACCATATAAACTGTTTAAGAGAATTTTAATTGCCATCTGTTCGTTTTCGGCAACCGATATTCTTCGTTCGATATCCCATAATTTTTGTTTATCTGTTTTATCGATTACCTGTAGTTCTTTTTGTGCAGAAATCATATCTTGTTTTATGGTCACACGGTCAGCATACATACTGTCCACTAGTTTAGGCATTACGCCTTTTGTTTTTGTATTAAAACATTGACCATTTGCACCTACCGAAAATCCTTTATTATCAAAGTTTTGGCCATTCAGTATTTTCTCAACATCTATTTGAGCAATCATACCTTCAGCAATTGTTTCGGTCGACATATTGTATTGCATAATCAAAGATGGATATAGTGAATTTAAATCGAATGATACCACATTGTCATGCATTCCAACCATTGGGTCTTTTACATAACCACCAGGGTAATCTGATTTGATTTTTTCTTCGTAAAATGGTATGGCAACTTTTTGTGCATATAAATGACGATATATAATTGTTTCCCATATCGCTGTTACGCCAAATGTATCCATGTAGTTTACACCGCCTTTATAAGCCATGGTCATCATCAGTGTGATTAATCCCATTTTTTCTTCTAATCGGTCAACCAACTCCACGTCCTTGATATTATAATCAATGAATTTTTGGTAATCATTTTTGTATAGGTCAAATAAAGAACCATGTTCTTCATAAGATAGTTTTTTATCGCCTAGTATTACATTGGCAATATGGTCAAGACGATAAGATTCCTGAGCCGAATAAGTATATTTTTGGAATAGTTCTAAGTAGTCAGCTGTATTGATACCCTTCAGTTCATATACTGCTTCTGTTCTGTTGATTCTACGGACTGTGCCTGGTTCAATCATATTCCATGGACTGAATTTCTTAGTAAGGTCCTCGCCTAGTATTTTAATTGACCTATTGATAATATAAGGTATATCAAAGAAGCGAACATTCCAACCAGTAATTACATCTGGTGTATTACTAGGAGTTGCCCAATGTGCTAGAAACAATTGAAATAGTTCTAATTCTGATTCGCACTTCTTGTATATTACGCGATTGGTTCTCATTACTGATTCCGATACATTGTAATCGCCACAACCCCAAACATAATATGTGTTATCAATATTATTTTTAATACAGATAGCAGTTACAGGATAACTTGCTGTGTCCGGGTGTGGAAAACCTTCATCTGATTGGACCTCAATATCAATTGTCGTAACATTAATTTGATTACGATTGTATTCTATCTGGCCTGGAAATTCTTCGTTTATAAATGCAGGTATATATCGGTCATTACCAAAGATTTGGCGACCTGCTGTGTGTTTGTTTTCTTCTATCCAATTTTTGGCATCACGCATGGAATCAAATTCGATTGGAGCACATTGCACACCATCGATAGATTTCCAATCGCCTTTTGGCGTTGACACAAAAAGTTTTGGTTTAAATTTAATTCGCTTGGATATCTTCTTCCCATTTTCGTAACCTCGATAGAGGAGGGAATTACCGTAGCGGGATATGTTTGTATAAAAGTTCATAATGTATATTATACCATACTTTCACTATGATGTAAATAGGTATTTGTTAAAAAGGTTGGGGGTAATTTCTTACCCCCGCATGATTATTTGTCAATGAGTCTTAAAAATTAGACGCTTGAGCTATCATTAACGCTGGGGCTAATCCTAAGATTAATCCTGTTGTTATTATAGCTAATGCAGCTGTTTTTAAGGCCTCGGCAACGTCATCATATTTTTCCATAAAATGGGCTATATGTTTCATGTTGTTCTCCAGTAAATATTTTAAAAATATATCTACTGAGTTTTCGCTGCTCACTAGTTTACCCTTTCAGGTATTCTTTCTTCTTTGATTCCCCAGCAGACCCTAATTCGATCTTCCTAGGACGCTTCTCTTCTGGAAGTTCTACTCTGGCGTAAACCACTAGTATCCCATCCTTCAAATCAGCACCGTCTATAACTACAAATTCTGAGAGGCGGAAGCTCTTCTCAAATTTGCGGCTAGAAATGCCTTTATAAGCGTATTCACGTTCATCGTTTTCCACTTCACCTTTTACTTTAAGAATACCGTCCTTAAGGTCGATATTAATATTATCTTCGGTGAATCCAGCCACAGCCAATTCAATTAGGAATTTCTCCTCATCTATCTTGACCACATTGTGGGGTGGATAATTATTATTATTAGACCTAGCACTTGAATGAATCCTTTCCAGGTCTTCAAACAGAGTGTCAAATCCTACGAATAATGAACGCGGTACGTTCAAGTTATTTCTTACTACCATTTTGTTTCCTCCTATATGTTTAGCAAGGTTAATTTGGAATCCCCTAATGGGCAATTCCGTTGTTATTTATACAAAAAGATTGCCTAGTATGTATAAATAATAATATGAATTTAATAAAAAATTATTTTAAAAAATTTCATAAATTTATGAAATGCGGTAGATTAAACAAGGTTGTTAAGAAAACAATAGCTTAATCTTTAGTTGTGTTACCGATATTATATTTCGGACACAATTCCCACTGACCTTTTTCCTTAAATGGAATTACTTTAATTTGTCTTAATGGAGCCAATGGCTGCGCTTGAGCTGATTTTAATATATTAATTAATCCCCAGTCTGCAAGTAATGTCGCGATTGTGTTCCTTCTCTCTAAATCATTGTCCACCAAGTTACTTGGTTTCCCATCTAATAAAAATAGTTCTTTAAAATGTACTATAAAGTATCTGCCTTGCTTATGTAATATATGACAAGACTGATATAGTTTTTGGTCTTTCCTAGACGCTACTCCAATTCTGGTAAGGGTTTCCCTTATCTTTAAAAAGTCGTCTGGTTCGTTGAGTGAGCATTCCAACATGTCAGTTGGTTGCCAGTTTTTGATTTCTTTATTTTCTTTTTCCACCTTTGTAAATCCTTTGTTTCAAATCGGCCAATTGTTCTGGGCCGAATAATGATAAAACAGATTTAGCCTTTTCATTGCTATATCCATAATATTCTTTAATTAGTTCAATATTGGTAATCTCCTGTGCTTTAATCCACTTCGACCACCTTTTCTTCTTCCTAATTATATTTATAAAAAAATCGTACTGAAGCCGATGGTCTACACTATGGTGAATATTCATCTCGTTTGCAAAGAGAATTGTGTCTGGGTACATTGATAACCCACGGTTAATGATAAATGCGTTATATTCCTTTTCAGCAATATCATCAACCATTATGCCTTTTTTGGCATAGGTAATATCATTTAGGTATTTAAAAGGACTCATGATTGTTGGGCAATATAGGCCTCAGCCATTTCCTTTGTGTCATGCATAGATTCTTTAATAATGGTTTCACTATCATCTATTTTCATAGCTCTGAATCTTTCCTTTGAATTTTCAAAGTGTACTGTTACTATTTCCCAGCGATAATCAATAAGTTCCTTTTCTATGATTTGGTCGTCCCATGGTAGGTTCATAAACTTTTTCATTTGAAATTTACTCCTGCCATAATTTCTGTACAACATGCAACCATATTTAGTTCATGGTCGGCCACAAAACTATTCTTGTATTGATAGTCAGCCAATATGAGCACTAGTTGTGGAATACTTTGTGGTTCTACATACTCATACATATTGTCATATATTTTCCTAAATAGAGCTGCAGGTTCCACATCAATGTTATCGGTTACCCATTGTCTCATTTGTTTAAAGTTTTTGTCCTTCATCGCTGACATTAAATTGTTTAGCGATACCTCTTGTATATTAACCAATATACCTGAATCAATATTACCAGATAGAGAATACCTTTGTAGTTCGTTAAGAACACGTCTCCAGTCTGGCATATGCTTCATTATGAGCTCTGCGATAACAGGCTCATCGTACCCGCACTGTTCTGAGTTAAGGATAGTGGTTACACGGGCCATAAACGATGAACACAGTTCAGCTAGGTCGTTCTTTTTGACATTAAATTCAACAACTGAACACCTAGAATGTAATGGCTCAATGATTCTATTCTTAAAATTACAGGTCATTATGAACCTACAATTGTTACTAAACTCCTCAATGAATCCCCTAAGTGCGGGTTGGGTGGACTGGGGGTTTAGATAATCTGCCTCATCTAAAATCACCACCTTGTATCCACCCTGTAAACTTACTGTCGATGCAAATTGTTTGATTTTATGTCTGAGGGTATCAATGTTACCTTCTTCAGACCCATTGATTAATAAATAATCCAAATCTAATTCATTACATATCGCCTTAGCGACTGTTGTTTTACCTACCCCTGCAGTACCAGTGAATAACAAATTAGGTAATTCTTTATTCTTTAGTATCTGTCTGAATGTATCCTTTAAGGCTACAGGTAGTATTGTGTCCTCTATTGTCTGAGGTCTGTATTTTTCAACCCATAAATATTCATTCATTGAGATACTCCATTCGTATCCCATTGAACAACTGTGTCCAACCTGAAACTTCTCCATGCGTTTTTATCTAATGACCATACTGGAAATGCTTCCATTGATGTTGCTGAATAATCTATTGATATTGTGACACCAGCCTCTTGTAGAGTTTCTGGTTTTAGAGTACATGGCATTATTCTTAATTCGCCTGTATCTATTTTTTTGAATGTTACTGTGACATGCCCTGTTTGTAAAGCCTCGAGCAATTTGGCTTTTTCATTTGTATTCATAATATATTCCTTTTATAATAAAAAAAGGGAGACAGAAGCCTCCCCATAATTTAGCTTACTGATTCTTCAGCAGGCGCTTCAGTTACAACTTCAGGTACTTGACCTTCCGGTGCGTCTTCTTGTCCTTTAGAGGCCTCGTTGAGGAAAGTAACAACTCTGTTTCTTAATCCTCCGACTGCTTCTAGTTCAGGTCCTTCAAATCCACCCCTTTTAGAACAAATATCAATTATTTGTACCATAGTGGCGATGTCCTGTAGAGACAATTGCACTTGCTCAGTTTCAGCATTTTCAGTGTTTACTTCTTCTGCCATTTTGTTTCTCCTTTGCAAAGATTGTTAACAAAATAAAAAGACCCCTTTGGCATCTTTTTATTACTCACAATGTATTTATACATCAAATGTTGATGATTTTTCTAAAGCGATAAAATAAGAAACCGGTTTGGTTTTATTTGTCCACTTGGAAATCAACTTCGACGATATTTGTACATCGTACTCTCCGTCAATGATTTTCATATTAGATATGTTCATCACGAACGAAAATTTATGACCAGTTGTATTTGGTCCTA